GCCTCGAAAGGCGAGGGATTTTAAATCCCATAATAAGCTTTGTGAAAACAATAACTTAATTGAATTTCAATATATTAAGATAGTAAATAAAGGTATATAAAGGCAAATATAAAACACTGTCGCCACTTTATCGCCACTAAAAATAAGGAAAAGTACAAGGGATTTTTTGAAAAACAATCCCTTTTTACTGTGCAGGATTAGAAAGCGGATTGAATTTGACCGCACTTTCTAAATGCGATGGGGCGAAATGTGCGTAACGCATCGTCATTTCGATAGTTGAATGTCCGAGAATTTCTTTCAATACTAAAATATTCCCACCGTTCATCATAAAATGGCTGGCGAACGTATGGCGCAAAACGTGGGTTAGTTGCCCTTTGGGTAACTCAATTTCTGCACGCAAAACAGCATTTTCAAAGGATTCGTAAGCATCATTGAATAATCTGCCACGCTTTTTCGGTAGCATATCGAACAATTCTTTACTGATCGGCACAGTGCGGTTTTTCTTTGATTTTGTGTTCGTGAAGGTGATTTTATATGGCATAACTTGTGATTGGGTCAGCGTTTCCGCCTCACTCCAACGTGCACCAGTTGCCAAACAAATTCGCACAATCAAGCCCAAATCAGCATTGCGAGAGTTATCGCACTCAACTAATAAGCGATAAATATCACGCTCATACAAAAAAGCTAGTGCCGTATCCCGTTCTTTGAACAAGCGCACACCATCAAGGGGATTTTCAGCCGTCCACTTGCGCAATGATTTCAGTTCGTTAAACACTGCTCGCAAGTAGGCGTGTTCACGGTTTACCGTGGCTTCTTTCGGGGGCTTGTTTTTGTTCGTGGAAAATTCGCCATCAAGGCGGCGTTTGCGGTAGTCGGCAAAGATTTCAGCGTTAAATTCATTGGCAGGTGGATCGCCCAAATTCGCACACAAGTTTTTTAGTTTGGCTAAACGTGCCTCACCGTCTGACAACGTTTTACCGTGCAAATCAAACCATTCTTGCACATAAAAACTTAGCGCCGGCAAGTCGTTTGATTCCAAAACAGTCACAGAATCAACCGCACTTTGCGCCCCGTCTTTGGCTTGATTGTAAAAACGTAGCGCATCGCCTTTGGTTAAAAACCATTTGCGTGACCGCTTGCCGTTTACATAAACTTCCGCAAGCCATTTACCGTTTTTTGTGTCTTTACGAACTGCCATTTATTCTGCTGTTGGAAATTTAGGTAAAGATTTAAACCATTCTTTGCCATATTTATCTATTAGGGTGTCGGCGTATTGATCTAGATTAATAGGCTCTTTACTTATTGTTTTAGGAAAAAGCTTAGATGTTGTTATTTTTTCCATACTGCAATTTTTTGCATCGTTTTCACAAACTTTATTAATTGCATTTTCGGGGTAAGCATAAGGAAGAGCTGATAAAATCACTTCTACCTTTGATTGAGGCTTATAATTTTCTTCATCAAATTTCAATAAGCGTACTTTTAGCGGGTCAAGCAACTTATTAGCAAATTGATCAGTAAATAAACACTGATTAAAGCTAAGTGAATCAAGTGAATATTCATCAAATCGGCAAATTAAATCAACATTACTATTTTTTGATAATTCTAAGATGCGCGGGTCTTTCTCATTTACTTTAAAATGCGCACCGCCAATGACTGAACTTTTAATTTTTGCAATGATGAACGCATTGCCAAAAACATCCTCTTTAACTTGATTGATAGTAGTCTTAATTCTCAAGTCTTTATCTTTGTATTTCTTATTCGCTGCTAGTTCATTATTTGCATAATCAGTGTAAATTTCATCAACTGAATAAGTATTCCCAAGAAGACTGCTTTGCTTAGTTGTGAGAATATATTCTTTTAGGTTATCAAGTGAATTTTTGATAAAGAGTGCTTTTGAACTGTTGATTGTCGCTAAAGCTGAAACTGACAAGGCTACAGAAAAGATAAGTAAAGAGGCTTTACGCATAATTTATCCTATCTTCTACAAATTTGTTTAGAACGAGAAACCGATCCATCATTACAAATAAACTTGCCACCGGAACAATGCGAAACGCCGCCTTTGCTGCCGGAACAAGGTTGGCGGCCACGTGCATCTGCCATATTTGCAACCATAAAGAATGCGCTTGCAATTAAAACTGTTGAAATTAATTTTTTCATTACATTTTCTCCATTTTAAGAATCACTTTCCCCACCACATCAATATCACTCAATTCACATTCAAAACTGAACTTGCCGCCGTCCACACGGATTTTTCCTGCAGGTAGCACAGTGATATAACGGATAAGATGGGAGTTTTCGACGATGACGAAGTATTCGCCATCCACTAGATTGCCGTAATCGCTAGTGGCAAAGTAGGTGTGATTGTCTTCATCAATACGAAACACTTTGTCATAACTTTCACGGCTGTCTAAATTCGGTAAGTAAGGCAAAAGAAAGGGTTTATTTTCCATTATGAAAGATTTTCCGCTTTCTAGCTTTATTGTATGAAAATATTTCAGGTCGTCTGAATTATCGAAAATCGGCTCATTTCCATAGGCCACATAATCCAATCTTGCGCCCGTTTCTTTCACGCAACGAATGACTAATTCCGCAGGAAAAAAACTACGAGAAACCCAAGTGCTAAACGTGCTGGGCGAGATCCCGAGGTGTTCGCCTAAATCTTTTCTTTTTGCAAATCCATATGCTTTTTGAATGCGGTCAATGACATCCTTTCCGCCAATCAATTCTAAATTATTCATAAAATGAGCCATAAATTCATATTGACATTCTCAAATGAGCCATAATATTATAATTACGCAAATGAGCCATAAATCAATATATACCAATATTTAACAAGGGGAAGTTTAAGCAATGAACAGCCAAAATGCAATTTGTATAAATGTACAGATCCACGCGCCTTATGTCACATTAAAGAAATATGCCGAGCTTACCGGGCTTTCGTTAGACAAAGTGCGAAAGATGAGAGCGGCAGGCGAACTGCCTATCGCAGATAAAAAAGCGGAAAGGGGTTCAGTGTTAGTGAATTTAATCGCGATTGCCAAACAGGCGGCGAAACAAGAGTAAAAAACCGCACAAAAGTGCGGTTACAAAAAACAAGGTTTTTTGAACGTTGGCTATGCCAACGGCTGCGAAGCAGCGAACAATCCTTACAAGGATTGTGAGTAATTTCCAAAAGATTTTAGTTATAAGGGGAAGACAATGACTAATCTAAATCCAACCACATCGTTAAACGTATCGACACATCATCATAAATCTGAGCTTGAAAGTATTCTGAATCGTCTAAGCACTGCTCTGAAAGCTCATCAACTTCTTCAATGTAATCACGCAAAATCATCACTTGCGTATCTGTCAGTTGCAGAAATAACGCATCTAGCACGTTTAAAAGCTTCGTGTGCACGTCATCTTGCATATGTTCTATTAGCTGATCCGACGGCTGACTACTTACTTTATAAATCGCTAGCGCGTTTCCTTTATCAATTAGTGCCGCTTGATTTTGTTTTTGCTCAGTGCTCAGAATTTCGTGCACTTTCAAAAATATTAATTGAAATGCGCAAATCTCGGCAGCCGTTTCATCAAATTCCGTCTTGTAAACCATGGCTCACTCCTCATAGTGCGTTAAGTTTTTGGGTTAAAGAATGGTGGGATAGTATCACTAATCAGAGTCCCTGTGCGCCAACTTCCCAATATACGGGAGCAGAACATCAAGTAATTCGGGATTTGTTTGCTTCACTGAAGCAATCAGCGCGTGAAGCTCATTCTCTACATCATCAAGTAAATCAGGATGATGTGCAAGCCCACGCAAAAGGCAACCCATCACGCGTTCTTGAAGTCCCTGCTGTAACTGAAGTTGATAAAGCTGTGCTTGCATATCTTGAAGCGTTTTTTGCATCTGATCGTTCATCTTCTGAAATCCTTAAATTAAGTCATCGTTTATTCAATTTAGGGCAAGCATACAACAAAACAGGTAAATAAAAAAGCGAGGGCGCGGCAATGTATGTGTCTGAAAACGAAAGTGCGGTAGAAAAATGGCATCGTTTAAACGGTGTGCCCATGTCGAAAGCAAGAAATAGCGAAGAAACCTTGCATGAAATGGGCTTGAGTAAATATCCCACTGAACGCGCGTTTAATCATCTTTCCGATGAGCAAAAAGGCATGTTAAAAGCGTTAGCAGATATTGAACCTTTTGAAGATTACATCTCGCCGGATCTGACTGGCGATAAGTTATGGCATTACAACGAAAAAGGCATTGATAAATTAACCAAAGCCTTTCACGCCATGTCAGCACTTCGAACGCCTTTTCCGCGCGCTTTAACCCGTCGTGATTTTTACAATATCGACCCACACACAAGGGGGAAATAATGGAAAATAAACTAAATCAACCAAGTACAGAAAATTGCCTAAGTGCCGCACGAAAATGGCGGAATAAATATTGGGCTTATCGCACAAAATGGGAGTTATTTAAAAGACAACAAAATGAAGTTGCCGCCAGTGCCATCTATCACAAGATGGTGATTGCATTAGATAACGTAGGGTATTTAACCAAGAAAGCTGAAGAGTTGGCTCATTAAGGACATTTTATTATGTTTATCGAATTATCAAATCGCTACAGCATTAAGTTAAGCGAAACAGAGAAGTACATTATTTACAAAATTGAACTACAAGAAAATGGCACTTATGAACGAGTAGGCGGGAAAGTTTGTAAAGACTTATTCGCGGTGGTTGATACGCTCATTCTTTGTGAATTGATGGATGATGATATAAATGCGCTCTCTGATGTCGCTAAAAAATTAGAAGAAATCTACGCCGAAGTAAAACGCATCACCGAAATTCAAGAAACTTATGCGCAGGCATAAACCCTTTTTTATCCATATCTATTAATTTAATTCATACAAAATAAATATTTATGACTGAATTTAATCTAGAGCAAGCATTACAAGGCGCGCCAGTCCGTCTTAACAACGGTTTTAAAGCTTATATTTTTGCGGATGTGAGCTTACTTGCTATTAATGAACCATACCCACTGATTGGCGGATATGCTTATTCGATCCGTTCATTTTATGACAATCAGGAACATCAACGATTTGAAGAATGCCGTTGGGCAAAAGACGGCAAATGTGATCGTTTAAGCGCATTAGGGTCGATTGCTGGGATGTGGGAAGATTAGCTATGCAATCAATGTGGGAACAGCAACGTGACAACACCGTCAGTGCCAAAAAGGCACACATGGCGGTGGTTGCCTGTGAACGCCATCAAGCGGCAGAGAATGGGCATAAATTTGACCGCACTTTTCTGCCTTTTGACGAAAGCTGTTACACACCACTGCAGTTGGAGTTGTTTGCCACTAATCCAGCTGATTTTGAGTTCATCGAAAATAAACTTAAAAGCTTACCACGCCAACGTCAGCGTGAATATTTCCGTAAACTTTATCTTAAAGCCTATCGCTCTGTAAAAGACGATGGCTCGATTGCATTTGCCCTCGGCAATAAACAACGTCGATACGCCAATGATTATTTACGTGATATCTTAGATGTGCGTTTACAAAAAGTCTTTTCACAATACAACGTGAACGTAGATTTTTTGCAAGCGTTCATCAACACCCCGCAATGGTTGCTATCCGTTAAAGATGAAATGCAACAAGCCGTGCAGTTCTCCACCGTGCCAACCCGTGAAGAACTTGCTAAACACTATAACGAGTTGCATTACAGCGGATTCCGTTTTCAAGTGTTCGGCATCCAACAAAAGCAGAAGCAGCTACCTTTCTACTTAATCACCGAAAGTAAGTTGAAAGCAATGGCATACCAAATCGCCACAGCATTCACTCAATTCCAATTTGATTGCACCCACTTTTTAAAAAATGGCATTGAAAACGACAACGAGAACGATATTCAAGACTATTTCTATCAGCTCTATAAATGGTGTGGCGAAATTGCCCTTTCTGCGGGTTTCAAAATCCCTCACTGGGAAAAAATCGAAAACGACAAACGCATCAAAGCCGAACATATTGACAGCACTTTAATTCGCCTTACGTGCGAAAAATGGTGGTTTAAGCAAATGCGTACTACACAACGCAGAATGGTTGAACACGTTGCCATTGCCTGTGGCGAGGTGCGCGCCAATGCCGCCAGTTATATTTCCAATCAAAGTTTCCAGGAATGGCAACTGCAACAACGCAAGAATCATGATTACTTGCGCGCCATGATTATTGAAAACATCGACAACCCAGAAGAACAGGTCGAACTTTTCGATATGTTCTTAAAATCATCCTCCAACCCTGCATTACGCCGAAATGAAATGATGGTGCGCTTGCGTGGCTTGGAAGAATGGGCAGAAGAAAACAACAATGAAGCCTTATTTTTAACCCTCACTGCGCCATCATCATTCCACGCAGGAAACGGCAATAAAAAATGGTCGGGCGTTAATCCACGAGATACGCAAAACTATCTAAACAAAGTGTGGCAACAGTTCCGTGCTTTGTTAGCAAAACGTGATATTAAATTTTATGGTATGCGCGTGGCAGAGCCACACAAAGACGGCACACCACACTGGCATGCGCTAGCGTATGTGCCAGCAGAACATAAAGAAGAAGTCATTCGCTTATTTAAACAAAAAGCCCTTGAATTAGATGGCGATGAAAAAGGCGCAGCAAAGCACCGCTGCAAAGTGGAAGAATGCGATAAAACAAAAGGTAGTGCAACCGCTTATATTGCCAAATACATTGCGAAAAATATTGACGGTTTCGCCCTTGCTGGCGAAGTGTCAGACGAAGACCCGACACTAAGCCTACACGACAACGCATTGCGAGTTCGTGCTTGGGCGAGCCGTTGGGGTATTCGTCAGTTCCAATTCTACGGTGGCGCATCAATTTCTGTTTGGCGTGAATTGCGACGATTAATCAGCGGTCAAGCCGATGATGAAATTATCAATAAAGCCCAAGCAGCCGCAGGCATCGCGAATGACTATGCGGCATATATGGAAATTCAAGGCGGTGCGCTTGCTAAACGTACTGATCAACCCATCAAGCTAGATTATGAAACTAAACCTGCTAATAAATATGGCGAACAACGCAAAGCCATTATTGGTTTAGCGAATAGATTCAGTCTAAAACAAGTCATTTCACGCACCAAAAAATGGCAAATTAAAAAACGCCCACAAGATTTTGCACAACGCACAGAATCTATGGTTGAGCGTAGCTCAACCGCTAACAATAGCGCACGCAGTGCGCCTTGGACTTGTGTCAGTAACTGTAACCGCTCAAATCTTGAGCAAAAGATCAAATTACTGACACAACCGATCTGCGCGCCCCTTAGCGCACAAAAATTAGACTATTTATTCAAGTATAAACGGCTAACCATAGATAAATATACAGCCTTAGAACTTACTGAAAACGATGTGCAGTTAGTGAAACGGAATCAAAACATGATGACGTCGCTTTCCCCTGTGCCAAGAAACCTTCAAAAGCTCAAAGATTTTCATAAAAACCAACGTATTCAATAGGAGAAAACGCAATGAATAAAAGAAAACAGAAACAAATCCGCCAAATCTTAGCGGCAAAACGGACGGAAAAGTGCGGGCAAATTAATGCAGAATTACAAGAAACTGTCGGATATTTAAAGGGACGCGTTCATCTATTAAGAGCGCAACTATCTATTAACGGCATTAATTTAAAAGCCTATGTTTTAGAACAAGTGATTAATATCAAGCACCAAATCGTAACTGAACGATTCGGCAATGTATTGTTAGGGCTTGCCAGTGGAATGATTGGTGGGATTATTGGGATGTTTATGTGGGTGTTGTGTATTCTTTAGCCTAAGGATATTTATGGAAGAAATACAATTAATTGATGGTAAGCGATATTTGGTACTGGAGTGTGAATTTGCTAGAGAATGGCAAGTTGGGAGAGAAAGTCGAACAACCGTGACTTATAGCGAAGCAGAAGAAATCGCAGACCATTACAGAAAATATTTAAAAATTCCACCTGAGCGAATCCTAATTGTGGAAGTACCTAATGTTATTAAACGTAGAGATTGAAAGGAAAGAAAAATGGCAGATTTACAACAACTTATTAAAAACATCGAACAATGGGCAGAAGATCGTAATTTGATTAAAGGTTCGACACCACGGAGACAAAAGCTAAAACTGATGGAAGAATTCGGCGAACTATGTGGCGGAATTGCAAAGAATAAACCCGATGTGATTAAAGATAGCATTGGGGATTGTTTTATTGTTATAACAATTTTAAATAAACAAGTAGGTAATCCAAGCGATAAAGTTGATGTATTCACTTTTGGTGATGACGAACTTTATATTGAGAATATTGTAACGCACATTTCAGAATATTTTGACGAAAGCTGTCTATATCCATTAGAAATTGTTGGGGATTTACAAATTATAGCGAAACAATATGGCTTAGATTTCAAAGATTGCGTCCAGTATGCCTATAACCAAGTCAAAAATCGTAAGGGGAAAATGGTAGATGGTTTTTGGATTAAAGAGTTAGATTTACAAGGTAGCAATCATGAATAAATCCAACACCAAAAAATCAGATAAAGACTTATGGGCTACACCTTGGTGGGTTTTCCATTATGCAGAACAATATTTCAATATCAAATTTGATTTAGATGCGTGTGCCATGGAACATAACACTAAAGTGAAAAACTTTATCAGCCCAGAACAAAACACGTTAACATCAGATTGGCAAGGGCGTTACTGTTGGATGAATCCGCCTTATAGTAACCCGTTGCCATTTGTCTTACGTGCTATTCAGCAAAGTGTGCTGCATAACAAAACGGTGGTAATGTTGCTCAATGTGGACGGTTCGACAAAATGGTTTGATATGTGTGTACGCAATGCAAAAGAAATCGTGTATATCACTAATTCACGCATCCCTTTCATCAACAACGAAACAGGCGAAGAGACCGACCAAAACAACAAGCCGCAAATGCTGGTGCTATTTGAGCCGAAAGCGCCTTACGGTAGTTTGAAATCGTCTTATGTGTCGTTGCATACGATGAAAGAACAAGGATTAAACGCAAAATAACAAAAAACGGAAAGCACTGACTTTCCGTTTTTGTTTATTATCCTTTGTTGGCCCGATAAAATTCACACAGCGCCTTAATCGCTTGAGGGCGCGATCCGCCAAATTCGGCAAGTACAGCATCAAATTCATCCGCCAATTCAGTCGGCATCTGCAATAAGATTCGGCGCACTTCGCCACTTTCTAACAGTTTTTTAGTGTGTGCTGCTGCTGTTTTTGCGCGGAGTTTTTTGCTGTGTTCGGTGTTTGAGTTAGCCATAATAAAACCTTGCTTTTTTTTATCCCTTTCGTTAAGATTTAAGGAGTTCGGCGGGGTGTTGCAACCACCCCACCGAGTTTTTACCTACCTTTTGTGATAACCAACATCACGATTAAGTAGGCAACTAGGACGATGAAAACATGTTGAAGATCATTCATCTTTCTAGCTCCTTAGAAGCCCCGCGTTCCAACAAGGCGGGGTTTCTTGTATCTAAAGCATTCCGCCTTAGATGTGATGAATTATACTATATGGTATAATAAGCGCAAGCATTATTTTCAAATTTCCACAAAAAAACCGCTATTTCTAGCGGCTTTTTTCATCATCTAATATCTTTCTCAAATTGGCTTTTTCTTCGTTCGATAATTTACCCAAAACAAGCTCAAGCAATTTGTCTTTTGTCAGCTTACTGGTGCGTGTGGTATGTCCAAATTCCATATTCATTACAAAACGATGACCGCACAGGGGATTTTTACATGCACAGTAATAGCGGGTAAATTCACTGTGTATACGTTCAGATCTTTCAATTACTGATTTTGAATTGCAAACAGTGCAGTAAATATCTGTTGTTCTTGCCATTTTCCCCAAAGCCATCACAAAAATAACTGTAAATAATTATATCAATGCATGGCTTTTTGTACAGATTAAAAACGAAAATTTATTTTGCGAAATTTTGTTCGCGGAACTTAATTTTTAATAAATTTTTGATTTCTGGATCTTGATTTATTGTTTCTGCAATAATCTCTTGTAATGGCATCACTTCATCATAGTGATACACTTCACGATATTTCAAGGGATCGCCTAATCCTGCCGTATTTGTTGGGATAATGCCGCTTAAACCTGCAGGGAATCGGTGTGCGGTTAAAACATCTTGTGCCGAAATATTTTTAATGTTGGCAAATTCATCTTTTGTTCCGGTATCGCCAATAGGAATCACTTTTAACCCGTCAGGATGACCGCCCGCAATATTCACAAACATGGAACGGAAGTTTCCAACTCCCTTAGATTCACTGATCTTTCTTGCGATCTCTTCTTCCATTTCTTCGGTTAAGTCGGGATCCGTGGAGTACAAAATAAAGCCCATATGCGCACCATTGCTAAAATAGCGACGGCGAAATACTGTCGCATCAGAATTTAGCAATGCCGATTGAATACCGCCTACATAATCGGGCGATCCATAAACTTGTTGCATAGGGTCGTAAAGTTTAATGAAGATAATATCTTTCGCATCATAGCGATAGATTTCTTGTGCGGTATCATAAAGCGATTTTTTCATTAAATAGGAATAGCCGCTATCTTTGCGCACGCGCAAATAAAGGCTAGAAAGTGGTACTAAGCGCACCACTTGCCCAAACCCATTACGCACTTTTAAAAGCCCCACATCCCCAAACTGAATTAAGTTCAGGCAAAGTGCGCGCATATCCATACGAGATAATGCTTTGCCGCCTTCGTAGAGGGCGCTCACCATATTGGCACGACTATGCAGAATTCCCCCATGTTGTGCATTTTGATGAGGTAGTTTAGCCAGTGCATGACGATTCACTGGGGGTAAATAGCAGTTATAATTTTCATCAAAGCCAATGCCGACATAATCCAATGCGGGTGAGGCTGTGATCTCACTCAAGGAAAAAGTGCGGTCATTTATCGGTGCAATAAAAATCCCTTTTTTACTATCTTTTTTTACATTAGTTTCCACTTAATACACTCCATCCACGACGTTTGCGCGGTTTATCACTTAAAGATTTTTTATTAATAGCATTACAAATTGCAAAAAACACATCGGCATGTTGTGTTTTGACTGTACGTTCAGCCGTGAACGTCATCGTATTGCCACTTTTGGTTGATTGGTGCTTAATCATTAAAAAGCTCGGTACAATATCTAATTCGCTTTCGCTCCACTCAATTTGCCCATGCTCAACCAAATCATGTACTTTAAGCACCATACCTGTTTTACTTTCGGGGTTGTAAATAATGGCAGTGGCGGCACGGCGAGCAAATTCTTTCACTAATTCATAAACTCCATAACCGACACCCGTCGCATCGATGCCGATGTAGGTCATATTGTATTTTTCATAAAGGGCGCGTATTTGATTGGCTTGATAGACATAGGAAAGTCCATTCCATTGATAGCGTGCAAGCAGACGATATTTTTCACCAGGTAACGCAGGCGGGGCAATAATCACAAAGCTAGCCCCATCGCCACTGTGTGCGGGGTCGAATCCGCCCCAAACTTCACGATCACCAAAAGGGCGATCCGCTTTCGGGTTAAAATCTTTCCATTTCGAAATATCTACACCACATTTTAAAAGTTGTTTCACATTGAAAATCGAATCGGCATCATCAATCCAAACACACATATAAAGCTGATTGAAGGCATATTTGCTATAGCGTTGTTTCAGTTTTTCAATGTTAAATAACGTGCCGGCACCACCTTTTAGCGCATCTTCAATCGTCACCACATAACGCCACTGACCATCGGGACAAAGTCGCCCACCGTCACGCAATTCTGCAAAGGTCGGGAATGGCACGTTTTTGCGTTTAGGGTCGCCATCTCGCCAGTTGTCGCCACTCCAGAACGAATAAGATTCGTGGAATTTTGAAGACGGTGTGCTGAAATAGGTTTCGCGCCATTTCGCGTGTGTTGCCATGGCTGATGCCACGTCATTGAATCGCTGAAAGTCACGAATCCACGCATATTCATCGCCGTACACGTGGCCGCTATTACCTTGCGACGTATTTTTGTTGGTCGATAAAAAATGCAGTTCCGCGCCATTGCTTAAAATAATTGGGTTGCCGGTTAGCTCAACACCGAAATATTCCCTCGCCATCTTCACAATGTAATTTTTAAAGATTTCTGCTTGTCGCTTACTAGCTGATAAGAAAATTTGATTGTCACCGCTGAAAATCGCATCTTCCAACGCTTCAAAACTAAAATAATAGGTTGCCCCAATTTGGCGCGATTTCAGAATATTGCGCACATCGTGGTGCTTGTTGGCGCGGATGTTTTTTTGATAATAAAACAACGAATCAATAAACGGCTGGCACATTTCGGGCGTAACGTGGGAAATATCATTCTTCACCCGCTTTTTCTTCTTGCGCTCATCGCCGTCACCACTATCAGCAAAGGCGCGCTCATTGCCAGAAACGTCCGCAGAATTGACTGCACTTTTTGCTGTCACTTTAGCTACCGTTGCGGCACGTTGCTTTTTATACTGAATATCTTTATCGATCAGGGCTTCTAGTTCTTTTATTTCCTGATCGTTTTTATTTTCACGTTCTGTCAGCGTAATAATGCGTAACGCAATTAATTCTTCAATCCCGCTTTCGCTGATTAAATTGCGCCAGTTGTATTTTTCCGCCCAATAGTAAATCGGGCGTGTGCTATTTAAACCTAATTCTTCAGCGATCTCTTTCGGCGTGTATTTTTTTAAATATAAAAACTTTGCCGCATAAATCACTTCGTCATCGTAGCGTTTTGTTTTTCTTTTTCTTAGCTTGGATTCCGTCATTTTTTATCTTGCTGTTGTTTTGTGGATGTATTGTGGCAACAAAAACAGCAAAAATTTAATGGCAAGATTTGGATATCTTCGGATATAGCACGTTATTCGCCTATATCCTACGATATCCAAATTTTGCCCCGTGATTTTGTAAAAAAGATCGGCAAAAATGGCCGCACTTACGCAAATAAAGCGCAACACAGGCATTTCTAAAATGAACAAATCAAAACTAAAAACTGATTTTATTTGTATCGCCACATCAGGCTACACCGTGGACGGCCGCCAAATCACCGCCCAAGAGTTGCACGAAATGGCAGAAACCTACGACCCAGAACACTACACTGCGAATTTATGGCCAGAACATCGTCGTTGGTTCAATATGGGACAAGTGATCGAGCTGAAAACCGAAGAAAATGAAAAAGGCGAAACTCAACTTTTTGCCATCATCGCACCCAATAAAGAATTAATCGAATACAACCGTGCAGGACAATACTTATTCACCAGTATTGAAATTACCCCGAATTTCCGCAACAGCGGAAAAGCCTACTTATCAGGTTTAGGTGTAACCGATTCCCCAGCATCCGTAGGCACCACAGAATTAAAATTTTTCAATGTTGAGCAAAAAGGCAGTGTTTGCGGTGAATTTATCAAAGTAGATTTTTCCACAAAAGAAGATGTTGAAGAAGAAAAGGCATTACGCACCTTAGTGAATGTTTTTAAAAAGTTATTTTCATCTTCCACCCAAACGGAAGAACAACCAACTCCCAATAACAACAATAATAAAGAGGACGATGCAATGAACGATAAACAGTTCGAGCGCCTAATTGAGGCGGTGAATGGTTTAGGCTCAAAAATTGACAATCATTTTTCAGCCAAAGTAGAAACCAAAGAACCAGAAAATAAACCAGAAGAAAAGAAAGATGAACAACCGCAAAGCGTAACAGCAGAGCAGTTCAATCAACTTTTAACAACGGTTCAGGCGTTGGATAAAAAATTCAACGAATTAAGCCAAGAGCAAACCGAAGTGCCAAACGGCACACCTGTGGAAACTAAAACATTTAATGTGGCGGTGTAAACGATGAAATTAGAAACAGAAAAAGTATTTAAGCAGTTTTTACAAGATGTTGCCGGTTATTACGGCGCAGATGTAACACGTTTAGAAAATGGTCAGTCTTTTGCAATTGAAACGCCAAAAGAAACCCGCTTACTAGGTAACATCCAAAAACAAGCCGACTTCTTGCAAAAAATTAACTACGTACAAGTAGATGATGCAAAAGGTCAATTAATCTTTGGCGCAACCGAAGGCATTATTACCGGGCGCAAAGAAGGTGCGCGTTATTATGGCGGCGTTGAGCCTTCCGGCTACGGTTATGAATGTGTTGAAACTGATTCAGGCGTATTAATTCCGTGGGCGCGTTTAGACCAATGGGGGCATCTTGCACCACAATTCGCGCAAATGTGGGCGGATTACGTGCAACGCCAAATCGCACTTGATGAAATCATGATTGGTTTCTATGGCGAAAGCGTGGGTAAAACCACCAAAGACCCACAAGGCAAAGATGTAAACAAAGGTTGGATGCAGTTTGCCCGCGAAAACAAACCGTCACAGGTTTTAACCAAAGGCAAAACAGAAAACATCATCCGCATTTTTGGTGAAAATGCCGATTATAAAAATTTGGATGAATTAGCCTACGACTTAAAACAAGGTTTACACGAACGTCACCGCGATGCGGGCGATTTAGTGTTCCTTGTGGGCGCGGATTTAGTGGCAAAAGAGGCAAGCGTCGTTTATCGCGGCAATAGCTTAATCGCTACCGAGAAAGCTGCACTCACCACCCACGATTTGATGAAAACCTTCGGCGGTATGCCAGCAATGATTGTACCGAATATGCCGGGTCGCGCAGCGATTGTGACAAGTTTGGATAACTTATCCATCTACACACAAAAAGGTTCAATTCGCCGTAGTTTCCGAGAAGACCAAGAGGCGAAAGCGATCAAAGACAGCTACTACCGCAACGTGGCGTATGCTGTGGAAGATTTAGGCAAATTCGCTGCTATCGAATTCAAAAACGTGAAATTGGAAAACGAAGAGTAAAAGGTAGAAGCAAATGGGAATGCGAGATTTTCAACGCCAAATGCGGGCATTAGCAGACATTAATCAAGTATCAGGGAGTAATACACAACAAAGTGCGGTTGCGACTCACGGTAATGATTATGCCGTGCTTGAAATCGCCTTACAAAATGATGTGAACGCAGTACGCGCATTCCCGACACGAGCCGAAAAATTAGGTTACAAGCGCGACCGCTTTTTACCGAAGTGGTTGCCGTTTGTGAATGAATATTTAGATAAAGGGGCAATTTATCAGAATGATTACTTGGTTTATTGCATTGTGTATTTGTTTGACATTGCTGATTTTGACCGAGCCTTGTCACTGGCTGAAAAAGCAATTGAGCAAAATCAATCTATGCCGCAAGGGTGGCAAACCACATTGCCAAACTTTGTCGCAGACCAAATTTACAACTGGACCGATAAAACCGCCGCAGCGGGTCAATCCGTGGAGCCATATTTTACACAAACTTTTAAAAACGTGGCGACCCTGTGGAAGTTGCACGAAATTGTCACGGCGAAGTGGCTCAAATTAGCGGCGGCACTGCTTTTACGCAGTCCTCAAGGCAAAGTACAAGCAAGCGGCATTGATGATGCCGAAACACTTGTGCTGGCTATCCAATTATGTAACCGCGCTTTCCAACTCAATCAGAAAGCGGGTGTAAAAAATATGATTGAGCGTTGTGTCATGCGTTTAAGCGCACTGGCAAAATCGGGCGATTACGACCCGAACCGTCTTCCCCAAGTGGCGGGCTTGAGTTTGGAAAAACAGCAAATTGATTTTGATCTTGTTATTGAAAAACTCACTGCCCGCCCACTCCAAAACAGCGAGGAAGGCAATGTTTAACGGCAGAACGCAAGATTATGACGACTCTGTCATCACCAATAACGGCTTTTGGTCGGATATTTATGTTGAAGAGTTTCAAAAGCAACGCGCCATTCCATTACAAATTCCTGTGGAAATGGTGAAAACGGCACTCATTGCCGCCATGCAAGGCGTTAATTTAGATCTTGCCGAGGTTGAAGAAAATCACCGTAAAAGTGCGGTCAATTCTGTGCAAGAAATTTCAACACAGCGGATTAATGGCGAAAACTACGCCGAAACCCTTTATAAAAAAGCGGTATTTGCCCGTGCCAAAGCGGAGTTACTCCCAGAATTTAACACCCTTTCAGGGCGCGAAATTCACCAAAACCGCGAATACGTGGCCGAGCAAAAAAGCCTATTGGCAGAAGCAACCCATGCTATTCGTACATTGAAAGGTAAAAAACGGGGATCGGTATGGCTGCTGTAAAGAAAATGCGCTATCAGCAACTGACGGAGTTTTTACTCACAAAATTGCCGAAACGTTATCACGGGAATTTTTATAGCTGGATTGAAGACGGCAAATTATTGAACGAGGGGCGACAAGTGACCGAAAACGGCATTGAAGTGTGCCACCTTTCCTATAACGGTGTATTTCACTTTGAGGCTTTGCCATTCAACGAAATTTCCCCCGCTTATCTAATGGCGCATATTCAAGTGTGGGTAAACGAAAACGATCCCATGCGTGATGTATTGGATGAAAGTGAAATCCCATTTGATTTAGACATTATCGACGATAACACGGCAGATTTAATCTTTACTATCGCTTTCCGTGAGCCACTGACGGCAATGGAAGATAACGAAGGCGAATTAAAAATTGAGGGTGTGAATTATCGTTTAGATGAAATTGAAGTCTTTACGGCTGAATATATTGATGTTGTGGCGACGGTTGAACAATGAAGATTTTAATGGGGCTGAAGCCTGGCACGGTAGAAAAATTAAAGCACACATTACTGTATTTACGTCTTACGCCGAAAATGCGTAATCAAGTGATGCAAAAAGTATTGTGGCGATTAAAAAAGAACGCTGAAAAAAATGTGACTCATCAACAATCGCCAGAGGGCAAAGCTTGGGCGCCTAGAAAGAAAAAATTAAAAGGTGGCGTGCGTAAAAATAAGTTGCTGAAAGAAAGTGCGGCTAATTTAAATTCTAAATTAGAGCAACAAGGCGAACGAGGAAAACTGTTTTATAAAAACTCTCATTGGGCAAAAGTCCGCGCGATTCACCAATATGGCTTAGAAGTTCCTGTTGAGCAAACTGAAAAAGATGAAAAAGCCTTAGAAAAATTGTTGGCACAAAATAACCAGCCAGCAACACCACAACAAGCACGTCGGCTAAGAGAATTGGGTTATCAAGTGCGCAATGGGAAAACCAAAACAGGTAAACAAAAATATAAAAAAGTGCGTTTAAAAAGCATTCGACAAACCATGTCACGTGGACAAGCTGGTTTAATTATACGAATGATGGAAAAACAAAAAGGGATCAATATTCGGCGAGGTTTAGCCTCTTACAAAATGGCGAAGCGAGAATTTTTAGATGAAAACCAAAAACGAAACGCTGACATTATTACCGAAGAATTATTGAAAGGCTTTGAAAAAGCAGGCTATCACTTACAGCCATAAAAACACAAAAAATAACCCCGAATCACGGCAATGATTCGAGGTTGTAAACCCCTTACAAACCATTAACCAATAAGGAGTCAATTAATATGAATGATTATATTCAATTTATCCAACTAATCAAGGAGATTTCCACGATGAACAACGCTTATTTACTCTTTGCATTATTACTGATTGCTATTGCAGTGTGGCGTTCGCCTGAAATAATCCGCGCTTGGATTGAATACAAGAAGTTTTTTAAAAAATAAATTTTTTATCACAACAATAAGAGGACAGTAAAGAATGTTCCCATCTGTACAAATTAACGCCCTTAATCAGTTAAGTGGCGAAACCAAGGAAATTGAACGTCACGCATTATTTGTTGGCGTAGGCACCGTTAATCCAGGAAAGTTATTGGCATTAACGCCCGATTCTGATTTTGACAAAGTATTTGGCGAAACCGATACCGACTTAAAAAAACAAGTGCGTGCGGCAATGCTTAATGCTGGGCCAAACTGGTTCGCACACGTGTATATCGCACAAGAAGACGGCTATGATTTTGTCGAATGTGTGAAAAAAGCCAATCAAACCGCCTCTTTTGAATATTGTGTCAATACCAGATATTTAGGCGTAGATAAAGCAAGTATTGGTAAATTGCAAGAATGCTATGCAGAACTACTTGCTAAATTTGGCCGTCGTACTTTCTTTATCCAAGCTGTACAAGGTATTAATCATGATCAATCTGATGGTGAAACATGGGATCAATATGTGCAGAAACTTACCACTTTGCAACAAACCATTGTCGCCGATCACGTTTGCCTTGTGCCTTTATTATTCGGCAATGAGGCGGGCGTATTGGCAGGACGTTTGGCAAATCGTGCCGTGACGGTGGCAGATAGCCCTGCACGGGTACAAACAGGTGCGTTAGTGAGTCTAGGCAGTGCCGAAAAACCGTTAGACAAAGATGGCAATGAGCTTACCCTTGCACATTTAAAATCACTTGAAACTGCACGTTATTCTGTGCCTATGTGGTATCCCGATTATGACGGTTATTACTGGGCGGACGGTCGCACGTTAGACGTGGAAGGCGGCGATTATCAAGTGATTGAGAACGTGCGTGTAGTGGATAAAGTGGCACGAAAAGTTCGTTTGTTAGCTATCGCGAAAATTGCTGACCGTTCTTTTAACTCCACAACATCAAGTACCGCATATCACCAAGGATATTTTGCCAAACCGATGCGCGACATGAGCAAATCCGCAACCATTAACGGCAAGGATTTTCCGGGTGAATGTATGCCACCAAAAGATGATGCCATCACGATTGTGTGGCAAAGCAAAACCAAGGTGACGATTTACATCAAAGTGCGCCCTTACGATTGCCCGAAAGATATTACGGCAAACATTTTCTTAGATTTAGATACCTTAGGAGATTAATAAATGGAACGAATCAGCGGAATGAGTTTTGATTTCTACATGATGGGCTTTCCGATCCACGTGGAATCAGTGAATCTATCCATTAGTGATAATAGTGCTGTGGCTTTAACCCGTGGTATTCCTGATGGTTGGGTAAGCGGAGACGTAGCTGCAGAAGGTGAAATTGAGCTTGATTCAAAAAACTTTCAAAAATTATCACAAGCGGCAGCTAGTGCAGGCAGTTATCGCAGCTTGCCGGAAGTAGATTTTACCTTCTTCGCGATGCGAGGCGGTGTGCGCGACAAAGTGGAAACCTACGGTAACAAAATTATTTTAACTGACGTGCTAAACATCGACCCCAAAGGCGGTGCGAAAAGCACAAAAAAATTGAAATATTTTGTCACAAGCCCAGATTTCGTGCGCATTAATGGTGTGCCTTATTTATCCGACGAAGATACACGTGATCTTATCGGTTAACCGAATTTAGGTGCTGGCCGTGCTGATGTATAACAATTATAAAAAAACAAGTGCGGTCAGTTTCCTAAATGCTTTAAGGTGATTTTTATTATGAATAACAGAATGGATAGTACTCAGCCTTTTGTTGCATCTATCGTTGCTTTTGTATCAGGACTTACACTGAATGAGTGGGCAGCAATATTCGGTATTTTATTTGGTGCGGCATCAGTATGGATTGCCTACCGAAAATACAAAGAAGACGTGCAAGCACGTAAAGATGAATTAGCCTACAAAATGTTGGCGGCGAAAATTGAGGCGAAAAAATTAGGAATTAGTGATGAGTAAAAAATTTGGTGCAATGATTTTATGTTCTGCGGCGGCTGTTGCTACTGCTTTTTTTTCTCAACAAAAAGATTTGCCAGCAGAATTGCAAAACGAAGTCAGCCCACAAGCAGTTTATATGATTGTGAATTTAGAAGGTTGTGTGCGCAATCCATATAAATGCCCTGCCGATGTATGGACGAATGGCGTAGGCAATACCCACAACGTGGACAAGTCCAAAGTTTTGACGATTGACGAAGTGGCAGCCGATTTACGCCGCAACATTAAAGAGGCTGAAAATTGTATCAACGCCGATTTTAACGGCAGAAAAATGAATCAAGGGCAATATGATGCCATGGTGTCTTTAGCCTTTAATTTAGGCTGTGGCAATATCAAGCGCTATTACAGTAAAAAACACGGCATGACATTACCTACAACGATCTATCGTGCGGCAAAAGCGCAAGACTGGACATTAATGTGCAATCACATTTCTGATTTCAACAAATCGGGCGGTCGAGTATTAAAAGGCTTACAAATGCGCCGCACAAAAGAAAAGGCAATTTGTCTGGGGGAATAATGAATTTTAAATTCTTGGTTATCGGTGCGTTTTTGATCGTGTTTGTGGGCTGTATTGGCTCAACTCTGCACTACAAAAAACAAGCAGAATCGACCGCACTTTTATTAAAGCAAAGTGAACAAACCATTGAACAAAACAAAGCGATGTTGCAACGGTATGAAACGCAAAATGCGGCACTGACCGATCAACTCAATCAAGCTAACAAAAAAGCTGAACAACGCCGGCAACAACTAAAGGACGTGCTAAACAATGCAGAAAATAAAATTTGGACTTATGGCCGCGTGCCTGATGATGTTGCTGGCGTGCTCAACCACAGAGCCACAAGTAAATAATTTACAGCTAATTTGCCCACAAACAACCGAATGTAGACCGTTAAACGTAAACATTAACACTAACGGCGATTTAGCAGAGAGTTTAAATCAGGCGTTAGACCGCCTTGAAATTTGCACTAAATCTTACGTAGCTATCAATAAGTGCATCACCGATTTTAACAACCAAACTAGAAACCAAAAGGGAAACTAAAAATGGAAAAAACAAACGCACAAACTTTGTTAGATAAACTTACTGGCAATCTTAAAGATTCGGTCAAAGTCGATGTTGAAGGGGTTGAGTTCACATTTCTTCGTGACAACAGCGCATATGATCAAATGATGAATGACATTACGACTGACAATAAGGTGACCCCAATAAAAGATTATCTACTTGCTATTGTAGCGCGTGAGCAAAAAGAAGATTTATTAGCAATCATTAATGTACCTGGCCTTGCAGGTTTACTTGCGGGAAAAGTGAATGAGGTATTAGTACCTAAAATTAATATTACGGTAAAAAACTAGCCTCGCGTGTGGATAGCATAGAGCGCAATGGCTTATCGCAAGCTATTGCGCTACGAATGCATTATTTACCACACGCAGATAACAGCGACTACAATCTAGCGCGCGCAATGTGGTTACATAAACAGTATTTTGAACAACAGGCAAATGCCGTGGCAAGCGGTATCGCCAAGGTATTTTAGGATTAAATAATGGCAATTCAGGGGCTTGAGTACATCATCAGCTTAAATGATCAGCTTTCCGCGCCACTTAAAGGCGTGATGAAAACCATTGATGATTTAGGCAAACGTGGTGAAGATGCGATGCGCCGAATTGGTTTAGGCGCAGCAGGTGTTATCGCCACGGGTGCAGCGATGAAAAACGCCCTAGATCCCGCCATTGATTTCAACCGCGCACTTAATGAAATTAAAGCTACTGGGCGCGAACAAGCGGGATTAGACAAAATCACCGATTTTGCCCTTGATTTTTCCGCTACCTATGGCGGCGCAGCGACTGACGTTGTGAACTCCACAAATGAAATTGCGCGCGCCATTGACGATTTAACCGACAGCGAATTAATCGCCTTTTCTAAAAGTTCAAACATTCTTGCAAAAGCCACCAGTTCAGACGTAAAAGCTATGGGTTCTTATATTTCCCAGCTATACGGAATTTTTGGTGACGAGGCGGCCAAAATTGGTAAAGAAAAATGGGTTGAACAAATTTCAGCGCAAGCTACTGTGACTGCGAATAAATTCAAGTCATCTGGCGAATCCTTAATGCAGGCTTTCACTAATTTAGGTTCATTAGCCAAAGACCAAGGCGTTCAATCTGCTGAGCAATTTGCCGTCATCGGCAATTTACAAAATGTGTTTGAAGGTGGCTTAGCAGGAACAAAATATGCCGCATTTTTAAGTGGAGTAGTAAAAGCGCAAAAAAAATTGGGCTTATCCTTCCTGGATTCGCAAGGAAAAATGCTGCCAATTATTGATATTTTAGAAAAAATCAAAGGTAAATACGGTGATTTAGAAGGTAATACTAAAGCCTTAGATGAATTGAGAAATGCATTCGGCACAAAAGAAGCAGCACAGGTGATCAGTAATCTTTTGCCGAAAATTGATTCGTTAAAAGGTGACATTGCTGAAATCAGCAAAATGAAAAGCCTTGATGATGCAGTCAAGATTTCCAAGATTGTCACCGATTCATGGATGCGTTTTCAGGCTATTTTTCAAAACATTAAAATTGCCATTGGCACACAGATCCTTGCAAAACTTGAGCCTGTGATGAATCGTCTTGCTGACATGGGGCAAGAATTTACAAACTGGTTACGAACTTACAAAAATATTGCTCGATGGATTGGCTATGCCGTGGGGGCATTAATTGGATTCACCGGTTTAACAGCCGCACTTACCTTGATGAGCGGTATTGTTTCGGCAATTGGTGTGGCATTTTCTTTCTTAGTCAGCCCAGTTATGTTAGTCGTAAGTGCTGTGATTGGGTTAGGTATTGTAATTTATAAATTCCGTTCTCAATTTATGGCATTTATAGCTGGCTTTATCGAAGGATTTAAAATGGCTGGCGTATCTTTCGCGCCGTTGTTTTCTGCCTTTGAGATTGTATGGAGTGCATTGCAACGCATCGGCTCAACTATTGGGCAAATTATTGGCTTATTCGGTAGTGCATCCGATTCGGCATATAGTTTCCAACAATTCGGCGTAGATATGGGCTATGCGTTAGGTACCGTATTTAATATCGTGCTTAATGCCGTGGAATTAGTCGCTCGTTCCTTCGGGTTTATGGCAGATGTGTTTGCTATTTCTATCGGTGCAATGATTGACGGATGGAATGCGATAACCGCACTTTGGGACAGTAACAAACCAATTGAAAGTTTCTTAAATATCGCATCGGAGTTGGGAAAGATTTTCTCAAGAGCTTTTAAAGGTATTGTAAATGCATTTACGGATGTCATTAATTTCATTATTGAAAAAGCGAACAATTTGCCAGGTATCAATATTCCGTTGATCCCTAAATGGGAAGACAGCGCTTTACCAATGAAGGGTAGTGCGACAGCTGTCGGTGCATCAATCGGTGCGCAAGCGTTACAAATGCAAAATCAAATTGGGACGTTGAATACCACATCGCCAAAATTTGAATTGAGCGAGCAAACGAAACCGCAATTTACCAAAATGCCAAGCGGATCGGTCAGCAAAGCTATTACACAAAACCAACAAACCACGAAAACGATTAATTACGGCGGTGTCACCATCAACAGCAACGATGGAAATAAAGTATGGCAAGAAATGCGCAATCGCGAACAGTTGGCCGTGGGGTGATGAATGGAAAAACTTTACCTTGATTTATTAATTACCGGTGAAGACATCACGCTAGATAGCGGAAATCAGCCTGTTATCTGCGACAACCGTGTATCTATCGCACAAGATATTAAACATGCCATTCTTGAAAGTGGATTGGCGACACAACTTATCGCTGAGCGATCTCGCATTTTACGTCGTGACATTATTTTACAAATGGTGTTATTGGTTGAAGAAGATGTGCGATTAATCCCAGGTACAGTATTTATTATCGAAGAAAAATTAGGGCAATTATTTATCACTGCAGATACTTATGAATTTGGGCGACTTGATGAATTGGAGTTACGTTTAAATGAGTGAAAATTTTAAACAAATGTTAGCGGAAAGCGGCTTACCCACAGAAGAAACGCAAATCCGTCAAGAATTTGAACGCTTAACCGCAGAAGAAGGCTTAATCACCAACACAAGCAGAATGAGTCCATTCTGGCGATTAATTACTGCCATTGCTATTAAACCTGTAAAGTGGCTGACAGATCATTTAATTGCTGAAATTCTGCCGAATTTATTTGTAAAAACTGCAAAAGATAGTTGGTTACAACTTCAAGCGTGGGCAGTGGGTTTAGATTTTAAAGCGGCAACAAAAGCAGAAGGTGTCGTGCATTTTAAAAAAGAAAGCAATGTAACCGATCTCACCATTAAAGCGGGCACAGTGATTCAAACGGAACGTATTAATGATGTGATTTTCCGTTTGATGGTGACGAAAGACACCATTATTCCTAAAGGTGTGTTGCGTGCGCCAGTGCCAGTAACTGCCGAAAATGCGGGCTCAAAATACAACCTTGCTGCAGGTTATTACCGTATTTTGCCTGAATCTATCGCAGGGGTAAGTGCGGTAGAAAATTTAGAAGATTGGCTCACCTCACCAGGTGCAGACCGTGAAACGAATGACGAGTTACGCGAACGCTATCGCACACAATTTTCGAGTGTAGGACAGCACCACATTGACAGCGTTTACAAAGGCATGATCGCCAAAGTTGCCGCCTTATCGGTGGACAGAATTTATTTTAAACACGATGCACCACGTGGTCCAGGTACAGCAAATGCTTATTTGTTATTAGACACAGGCGTAACCAGTCGGCCGTTTATTGATAAAGTCAATCGCCATGTGCGTGACGAGGGTTTTCACGGACACGGTGACGATTTGATTTGCTACGCCATGCCAGAAACTAAACATAATTTAACTTGTGCCATTTACTTCCAGCCATCTATTTTTGTCGGCGATGTGCGTAAACAAGAAATCGTGCAACAAGTGGAAAATATGATTCGCTGCGCATTTCGCGAAAATAATAATTATGGTGTAACAAGGACTTACCCTTTTAGCCGTTTTAGTTGGTCGAAATTAGGTGAGGAAATCCACGACAACATCAGCGAAATTTCCTCTATCGTGTGGGGGCAAAGCGACATTCAAAGCGAGTTATCAATTCCGCGTATTCAGCAATTATCGGTCACTGTGCAAAAGTAAGGGGCGAAAATGAAAATAAAATTGCCCTTTTGGATGGATAAAGGCGAATTAAGCAAAATCGCCGTGCTATTCGGAAAATGGTGGGATTATGTTTTAAGTGCGGTCAAATTCCCCTTCAATATTTTAGATGAAGAACACTGCAGTGAACGCATTTTAAATTTAATCGCCTATCAACGAGACGTAGAACGATTTGAGGGCGAGCCGTTGGAGTTGTTCCGCAAGCGCGTGAAATATGCCTTTTTAAATGCAAAAGATGCGGGCAGTAAAGCGGGCTTTATCCGCATTTTTGAACGCTTAGGCATTGGCTATGTAGAAATTGAAGAACGTTTTGACAGAGAAAATTGGGATGTGATCAAAATTCGAATCAGTGATTCCCAGTTAGCGAAGAAAACAGAATTACTCAATTTAATTATTCGAAAATATGGCCGCACTTGTCGGCGTTATACCTTTGAAGTGATTACGAAAGAAAGCGTGACGATTCACCATGGCGAATTTAATCACGATTACCAAAGTTTTTACGTGAAAGTAAACTGACAATAACAATAATAAGAGGTTTATTTATGGCAAGTTTAATTACGCCACAATTTGAACGCTACGTTGCAGAACAAACTATTGCACGTGGCACGGTACAGTTTGATGAATTTATTTTCGCCAATATTCCGGGTTTAAATGAAAACAATCTTGCGCAATATCTCACTATGCCAACATCAGCACAAATTGTACATCGCCAGGCTGTGTCGCGAAGTGGTGTGATTAATGAAAATGCCGTGGTGTATTCGGTGACGATTGGCACTGAAGTGGGCGATTTTGATTTTAATTTCATCGGTTTGATCAATAAATCAAAAAATATACTTGCTGTTGCTGTGCAAACTGCGCCAGTAAAGAAAATTCGCAATAAAAATGCTGTGCAAGGCAACAGTATTACGCGCAATATACTTTTAGAATTTAGTGGCGCAAAAGCTCTAACGGGCATTAATGTCAATGCGAACACTTGGCAAATTGATTTTACTGTACGCTTACACGGGCTTGATGAAAAAATCCGTTTAACCAATCGTGATCTGTATGGCAGAGCAGTATTTTTCGATGATAGTTTTCTGGTTAAACGTAAAACAGGCAATCAATTTACGATTCAACCAGGCACGGCTTATGTTGAAGGCATTCGTATGGATTTAGGCGCAGGGTATCATCTTACTGCTAATAACTTGCCTTGTTCTATTTATGCGGATGTGGTGCATCATTGCACCGTAACGGGAGAATACCAAACTGAAATTAAGTATCTCACGCAATCAAAAGCGGATTATGTAGATACGGCAAACCGCCAACACTATGTGCAAATTCTTGCAGATATTGATAGTCAAGGTAATGTGACAGATCGCCGTTTACTATCGCCGTTTTTAGGCATGAATCCGCTTACATTAGATGACACAACCGAAAACACTAAAGATGAACGGGGTCATACGCACAAGTTACCTATCGCAAGTTTAGTTAAAAAGGGGATTGTAAAATTATTTTCAGGCTATGATTCAGATGCTGAAGATATGGCTGCAACGCCGAAAGCGATTAAAGGCTTAAAAGCATTAATTGATGCAATTACGCGTAATTTGGGAAATTATATTCCAAACAGCAAAAAATCAAGCTCAGTCAGTAGTGCAAGTGGCGATACGGTGGCGACCAGTGCGGCTGTGAAATCAGCAAATGATAATGCAAACCTCCGTGTCAGCAAATCAGGCGATACGATGTCAGGCAATCTGATTATTGATAGCCAAAATCAGGCTTGGTCAGCTGTTCTATTAAAGAATAAACAGGATAAATATCTTGTTTACGAAGTAAACCCTGATTCTGAATCAAGTTTTGGCTCAATGATTTATCGTAATCAAGCCGGACAAAATTTATTCCGACTGTTGCTGCCAAAACGAACAGGTGAGGTAGCATTAAAAGAAGATGTAGAAACCAAAATATCCAAAAATGGCGATACGATGACTGGGAATTTAGTTATCAAAAATGGGAGCCCATTTTCGAGCATTGTATTAGACAATAGTCAAGGACAAGGCATCAAATTAGAAACACGCCCAAATGATGATAGTTTTATCGGTGAAATCTCTTTCCTTGATGTAGCTAATGGTTACTCAAGCCTACATACATTACTGTTGCCTAAAAAATCCGGCACACTTGCACTTGAGTCCGAAGTAAACACAAAAGCACCTTTAGATGAATTTAATAACGTAAAAAATAATTACTACGATAAATTTGGTATGGGAGAGAGAGATTATCCCGCACATTATAAAGGTTCTCACGTTTGGACAATTCGATTTAATCAATACGGTGGTTTAAGAATAATTCAATTAAGAGCTGAAATTCAGAATAATACCGGAGAAATTCCGATTTATTTACCGGAAAGTGTGAGCACTAGAGCGTTAGCTATGGTAACTGATGATGGCTATGCTAGATATTCGTATGGTGCAAAAGTAACAAGTGAAAGTGTTGTAACGGTGTTTGCACCGAAAGGAAGAACTGTTGGATTCCATTTGCTTGTTATGGATTGGGTAAATTTTTAGGAGTATCAAATGAAATTATTTTTTAATCTAAAACTTAATACTTTTTTACCCGTTTATGATGATAGTTTTGATAAAAATACTCTATCTGATGATATTTATCCGATTGAGGACGAAAGTATTATCAATGGTATTTCAGCCAGTATCACCGGAGGGGGGGGAGTTTGGGTAGAAGGTGGCAAATTGTGCTATTCGGGTAAGCAGCCGTCTGATAACCATAAATGGGACAGCGAGAAGAAAAAATGGTTGAAACTGACATCGGCGGAAATGCAAGAAAAACAAACTGCATTGTTATCTGAACAACGCGAACGTATCTTTGCAAAAATCATTGCAAAACGTGATGAATGTGTAAACGGCGGGGCGTATGTTGAGCGGATAGGAAAATGGGTTGATAGTGATGAAAAAGGGCGTGCCACGCTGGTTGAAATCAAAGCAGATTTTGATTTAAACGGCAAAGAAAATACTTATACGCTCATTTGTTCAGATAATACAGCATACACACTTAACTTTGATGAATTTAAGTCTGTTTGGGATGCAGTCAAAACACTCAAAGAAAAAATGTTTGAAAATGCGTATATGCATCAAATTTTATTGGAACAAGCGGAAAATCCGCTTGAATACGATTGGTCAATCGGTTGGAGTAAAACTTATGAAGAAAGTAAAAATTAAAAATTGGGGTTATCACGTCTTAATCGCCATTGATCAGCTCTGTAACGCTTTGACGGGTGGTGCGGCAGATGAAACATTTTCAAGCCGTTGTTATCGTGGCGCAATGTTAGCTGATAAGCCGAAAAAACGGTGGCGTTTTTGGTATAAATTTGTCAATGGATTATTCCGTGATCCTAATCACTGCAAAACAGCGTACGAAAGCGAAATAAAACGGCGGCAATATCCGACAGAATTTCAAAAAATTTAAGGTGTAAGCAATGTGGCAACAACAAAAATTAAAATTATCCCCACAGGCTAAAACAATATTACAGAATGCTCAAAAGGGGATTATTTCCCCTTTTTCGCTATCTGTAAGTGGTACTAAATTAGGTGTGCATAATTGGTCGCACGGTATCAAAGAAAAATCAAATCACTATTTGTCACCCGAAAATGCCGTGAAAGCACTGGCGGCAAAGTTGGTCGATTATGCCGATCCGAATCGCCCTAAAGGTGTGCAGGATGTCGTGGTCATTATGGTGACAAGTAGCAATATTGATCAGTTTATTGCAGAGTTGGAAAAAGTGCGTGAGCTATTGCCAGAGCCAACATTTAAGCAAGCGCTAGACTATGCGAAATCAAGTAAAGATTTACAAGAAACAAAAATGATAAAAACGCCAACCATGGCAAGCCCATCATTTTCCAATAGTGCGGATATTACGCCTGGTTCCGCCCGTACAATGCAAAGTATTTTACGCAATGCGACATCAGCCGCGGTTGCTGCGAAAACTAAAGATCCTATGGCGATGATTGAGGCGTTAAAGGCCGCTAAAAAAGAACGCGATAAAGCCAATAATGAAAAAGTCGAAAAAATGTTGAATACATCGGCGAATGTATATGCATTTTCCGTTTCGGATTATCTCGAAGTGGCGGAAGCAAAAATCAAATTGAATGTGCCGACGGCGGGTAATGTATTTACCGCTTGTGTGATGTTTATTGGTACAGATTTAACACCAATAAAAGGAATGTTACAAAATGTCTAGTTCGTCTTTTGTGGCTCAACGCCAATCTTCAACGAATCAACAAGATACTGTGCCAAAGCGTAACCCTAGCGTTCAGTTAGCCCTAAATGGCACGCCGATTTATTTACACAATATCTTGATGTCAGTTTCCGTTAAGCGGGAAGAAAAAGATATGAGCGGCCAAAAATCCAGTACAAAAAAATCGGACAAAGGCGTAAAAGCAAAAGAATTAAGCGTAACGGGGTTCATCCCTTATAACCGTAAAGATTGGCTCACGCAATTGTTCAACCTTGCCGAATCGGAAGATGGTAAGGGCGAGCAAAGTAAATATCGTGTGTCTTGTACTGTCGCCGAGGCGGTGAATATGCGTGAAGTACAATTTAGCGGCGAAGTATCCGCAACAGAACAAAACGGTCAATTAGGCTGGGCGATTTCTTTCACCTTGCGCGAAGTCAATTCCGTTGCCGAGAAAAAAGACCAACGCAAGAAAAAACCAAAAGCGAAGGTGCAAGGCGAAAAGGCTACAACAGCACAACCAGTAAATAAAAGTGCGGTAGAAAATTCGGGTAAATCTGAAGAAACAAAACAAGAAAAAGACGATAGTATCTGGGCAAAAATTAATAATGCAATTGGTGACTAAATGAAAATAATTAAAACCTGTCTTATTGACGGAGAAGAATTAGAACTTGCCGATGAACATATTATCCTTGAACTCAACAACACCGGGCGTGGTTTTGTGACGGTTCTCACTGAAAAAGATTGCGTGGGAAAAAGTGTGATATTTGAAATGGGCGAATACGATCACTATTACAAATGGTTTAATGGCATTGTTGAACGTGAACAACAGGCGGACAACGGCTATAAAAAATTGTTCATTCGGGAAAAAGTGGCGATCTTTGAAAAACCGTTAAATTGTTCTCATCGCCATATCACCTTGCGTGACTTATGCACATGGATAACGCAGCAAACAAAAATCCCCGTAAAAGTTCCACAAGCCGATTATGCTGATACACCGATTTCACTGTTCACCCATAACGGCAGTGGTTATCAATTATTAAGCAATATTGGGCGACAATATCAAATCACCGATTATATGTGGCAACAATCGCCCGATGGTTCACTTTTTGTTGGTTCACATAAAGATTCCCGTTGGGCGGGTAAAAATATCGAGTTTGACGAGGGGATGACACTCACAAGCGGCAGTAATGATATGACGATTCCGATTACTGCTGCTATTCGACCAGGTACGATTATCAATGGAAATAAAATTCAGAAAGTAGAATTGTCTGGCGATGATTATGTGCTTTCTTGGGAAAATTTAGGCAAAGATGGTAAGCCAGAACAAAAAAGCCCAGAACGTCGCCAAATGGAAAAAACATTCCCTGAACTGGCTGGCGGTTATCATTTGCCGAAATATGCGAAAGTCGTTGGCGTTGCAGATCCATCTAGTGGCGGTGATATTTCTGATCCGTTCCGCCCGAAGTATGCTGTTGAGTTACAACTACTGGACGAAAACGGAAATGAGGATAAAACTGTGCCAGTTTATCCTGCAGTACCGTTACCTGTAACAAGTACAGGTTCACAAGGCGGAGATTTTGCTTTTCCTGAAGTGGGAACGATGGTAGAAGTGGGCTTTGCTTATGGGCGAAGCGATCAACCTTTTGTGCGCACTATGTTAGCACAAGGAAAAACAGTACCAAGTGTTGTACCTGGAGAACAACTCAAACAACAACGTCCAGAAGTGTATGAACGCACCGATGCTGCAGGAAATAAGATTCGCGAAACGGATCAGAAGATTACAGATAAATCCTTTGAAAGATACATTGAAACCGACAGCGAAGTAAAACAAATCGGCACGTCAAATGTGACGATTGATTCTGATAAAACAGAAACTATTGGCGGAAATAAAACTGTTAGCGTGTTGGGCAGTATTAATGACACGACAGCAAGTGATCGAACTGTAGGAACAGGTGGTACTCTACAAGAAAAAATAGTCGGATTGTCTCAACGTGTTTCAGACGAAAAGAATAAGTTTGTGGCGCCATTAAGTTATATGGGGTCAGATGGTCAGAATATTTTTAGATTACTGGAAGACACCATTCAGCTATTAGTCGAAGTTGTAAGTACCTTGGCAACGCATACGCACAGAGGTTCACCTCCGCCAGAACAAGCAAGTACATTCAACAAGCAGGCAAGCCAAGCAAAAACAATCAAAGGTAAACTCACGCCGATTATTGAGTAACCACCGCAATTCATATCAAATCAAAGCCGCACAATGTTGCGGCTTTTCTTTATGTTTCCGACATGTATGTCGGAGACATCAACCACGGAAAATCTAAGTTATTGTTATAACAAATAAATGTACGTAATAAGCAATATAAAACAATTCCACGGAAATTTTTCACGTAAAAACACAAGGCACGGAAAATCCACTTCCTCCCCCGCAGAATTTACGTTAAAAATTGGTGTTTTTTCAGTTAGATTTCAAAATAAAAATTAATCTAACTTATTGAAGTAAAAGAGATCATTAATGCAACAGAATAGAGATCTTAACTGTAAAAATTTCAATCTTTTTCATCGTTTTTCACTTAAAACAGATCATTAATATTAGAAATAACAAGATAACCTAATGATTTTTAAGTTGTTTTTAATTTTTTCCTTGTGAAATATGAGAGTAATTGATTTCAGTTAATTGACTGGCGGTTATCGCCATTGTTTAAAGATAGGTCTAAAAGTAAAGATAAAAACTAGATATTTATAATCGCCACTTTGTCGCCAGTTGAATATTATTGGTGGGTCGTGAAGGATTCGAACCTTCGACCAACGGATTAAAAGTCCGCTGCTCTACCGACTGAGCTAACGACCCAATTAGATGATTTTAAAGTAAATTTTAAAATCTTTAGATTGGTGTTTAAATGGTGCCCGAAGCCAGACTTGAACTGGCACGCCTCGAAAGGCGAGGGATGTTAAATCCCTTGTGTCTACCGATTCCACCACTCGGGCATTGAGTGATTAACTAACTACGTGGTTATGGAGGCGTGTCCCGGAGTCGAACCGAGCTACATGGATTTGCAATCCAGTGCATAACCGCTTTGCTAACACGCCGT